AACTCTTCAGCAAATACATTTTCAGTGGTATTAGATGAGAACAACTCACAACATGGTTCATTTGACCTGCAATTTTTGATTAATAATCTTAAAGTGCTTCCTGGTGACTATGTGGTGAATATCTCGTCAAAACTTATTAGCCACTGGAAAAATGAAAATACTCCAGTGCAATACTATATTGCTCTGGAAAAAACTTCAACGTTTAATAACTAATATATATTACTATGGAAGAACAAACAACTGAACAAACAACTGGAAATGAAATCACTCTTGGTGATCTTATTTTGATGCATAACATTATTGCTACAGTATCTCGACGTGGCGGTTTTGAAGCGAGTGAATTCCAAATTGTTGGAACACTTTTTGAAAAACTTAAAGGATATATTCCAGCAAAAGAAGAAGGCAATGCAGAAACCTCTAATACCTCTGATGAGCAACCAGACAATCAATTGAATTTTGATTTTGCTAAAGGAGAAACTGTAACACAATAATATGTCAAAAGATAGGCTTGATGGGACTAGTGGCGGCGGAATGCTATACGAGATATTTGCATTTCCTGGACGCGTGCTGTTATGGTTGCAATATATGAATCCTAAGGGAGGAATGGCAGGAGTAGCGGCGTCTAAGCGCCGTGCCAATAGTCCCATCATGACCTTCATCTATGCGTTGGGTTTTTGGGCATTAGCAGGATTTATTGCATATATGCATTACTTTGGAGAAAAATAATATATTATGATTGAAATTGAAGACGATAAAACAAAACAGGAATTGCTTGGAGCGATTCGCGAAATTACTCTCGAACTCGCTAAAATAGACGAGAGCCGAGATGCTATCAAAGAAATTATCTCTGCAACCGCAGATGCCTTTGATTTGCCTAAGCCGCTGATTCGTAAGGTTGCTAAATTATACCATAAGAAAACTGCAGCACAGTTTGAAACTGAAGCAGAAGAAATTAAAAGTGTGTACAAACAAATCACTTTGGTATAATATAGTCACATATGAAAACTGATGAATTTCTTTGGGTAGAAAAGTATCGTCCCCAGACGATTGATGATTGTGTACTTCCCGCAGAGTTAAAGAAAACATTCAATGAAATAGTGCAAGGACGTCAACTCCCCAATCTATTATTGGCTGGCTCTGCAGGCCTTGGAAAAACTACTGTTGCACGTGCGCTGTGTAATGTCTTGAACCTTGATTATATGTTGATCAATGGTTCTGAAGAAAGTGGTATTGATGTGCTTCGCAACAAGATTAAACAGTTTGCATCTACTGTGTCGTTGTCTGGTGGATACAAAGTAGTTATTCTTGATGAGGCTGACTATCTTAACCCCCAGAGTACAATGCCTGCACTTCGCGGGTTTATCGAAGAGTTTAGCAACAATTGTCGCTTTATCCTCACTTGCAATTTTAAGAATAAGATTATCGAACCACTACACAGCCGCTGTTCAGTAATTGAATTTAATACTACTAAAAAGTCGTTGGCTTCTCTTGCTGGTGACTTTATGAAACGGTTGATCTTTATTCTTAAGACTGAAGGAATCAAGTATCATGAGCAGACTCTTGCTGAACTTATCATTCGTTATGCCCCAGACTGGAGAAGAGTGCTCAATGAGTGTCAACGATACAGCACGAGTGGTGAGATTCCAACTGCTATTTTGGTTGGTATGTCAGATCAGAGTATTGCTGAATTGGCTCGTTACCTTAAAAGCAAAGACTTCAAGTCGATGAGATCATGGGTTGTAAATAATAGCACACTCGATAGTGCAGTTGTTTTTCGTAAACTCTATGATTCACTCTATGATGTTGTCGCTCCATCTTCTATTCCGTCTGCAGTTCTTATTCTTGCCGACTATTCTTACAAAGCAGGATTTATGGCTGACAAAGAACTAAACATGGTTGCATGTATGACCGAATTACTAGTGAATATTGAATGGGTGTAGAAAATAAAAAACTCTCGCCATTTGACTTTATTAATAGCATTAATGAAGGACAAAGTGGTAAAAATTTACTAGAAGCTTCGCGAGCAGATAACAGCGAAAGCCTTGATCATGATAGTCTAGATAAACAGTATGTGCCGTTTATAATCAATCGCGGGCTGTCATACTTTAATGATACTATACTACTTGCAAATGAAATGAATAGACGAGCATTCTTGCCGCACAAGATGCAGTATGATTTTTTAAAACATTGTATACGTCCTCGTAAGCGATTTAGCAAATGGGCAAAAAAGTCAGATGACTCTGAATATATAAAATGTATTATGGATGAATACTCTTATAGCGCCGAAAAGGCGCGAGCAGTATTCAGCCTGTTTACTCAAAATCAACTAACACAACTAAAAAACAAAAGAGATGTCGGAGGAAGCACACGAAAAAGTAATTGAAGCAGAAGTATTGTCAAACGCCCCAGTTGAAAAACTTCAGATTGATCCGTCTAAGTTTATTAAACGTATGATGGCAGGAGGCTGGAGAACATCTTCTAGCAAAAAGAATTTATCTCCAGGGAGAGTAGAAAAACGTCGCAAGAAAAATAAGGCTGCTAGAAAAAGTAGAGGGCGGTAAATTGTAAACACGATATATTATAAATATAGTATATCGTTATGACAGTACCACTTTCCCCCACAGATATCGTTGATTGGTCACCGCCTCAGATGCTTGAGGTATATTTGAATGACCCTGATGACTTTTTAAAGATTAAAGAAACTCTTTCTCGCATTGGTGTATCTTCTAAGCGAGAAGAGAATGTACTCTTTCAAAGTTGTCATATCTTGCATAAACAAGGGCGCTACTTTATTGTGCACTTTAAGGAACTCTTTATGCTTGACGGCAAGCCATCTACATTTATGTATGATGACATGTGTCGCCGAAATACAATTACAATTCTTCTTTCTGATTGGGGTTTGCTTGAAATTGTCAATAGAGATCAAGTGAAAGATACCACTAGTCTAAAACAAATTAAAATTATCTCTCATAGAGACAAATTCAACTGGGACCTGCGTTCAAAATATAGCATTGGCAACGTTAAGAAAAAGGTATGAAAAGCTTCGTTGAGTATAACGCCTGTTCAATTCAAGAAAAGCATGACTACTACGAAGCTTTGTCACTTCTTGAAACTGCCGAGCTGACTGAAAACGTTTTAAATGGCTTGACCTCTGGAGTACGAGCCAAACTAGACTTTATAAAGACTCTTGCATCAACTGCTGGAGCAAATTTGCAAGACACTCTAACACTCTTTAAAGACAGTCGGGTTTTTAAGTTTTTTAGTGCGCTACGTTTTAACTTAGCTAATCTTTGGAAATCAATAAAGGCTGGTTTTGCAGCATACGCCCAAATACAGCGGGCAATCGCAGAATATGTTTCAAAAACTAAAATTGGCAGATGGACAGAGGAGGCACTTCGTGATCTAGACAGCTGGCTACAAAAACATCCTGTCATAAAAAGAATAGGAGGCTTTGCTGTTGCAGGAATGCTACTCTATATTTGGTTGAATATGTCATTTACTGGTGATTTGTCATATGACTTTGACTCTTCTGATATACTAGCTGCGCTTTCAGGAAATTTTGCGCTATCAACACTTTTTGCAGGCACAGAGGGTACACGAATGCTATTGCTATTTGTTACCGGAGTAATTGGTTTAAGCTTTCCATGGCCAGGACCTACAAGCGGAAAATTAGCGTTGTCAGTGTTAAACGGTTTGAGAAAGCTGGTTAAATCGCGGTAAAAACACCACGTTATAAATAGTATATAGCAATTATCTCATATGTGTGTCGTAGCAGTAAAATACATTAAGAAATATGGTTGGGTCGGTGCTAAAAATAGAGACCGCAATTACTCAACGTCAATCAAAGTTGTTAACTCTAACCGTGGTGGCATTCAACGCCTCTTTATTGATGATCAAACTACACGATGGACCGAAGGTGTAAACGAATATGGTCTGTCAATTATTTCTGCATCATTTAGCGTAAAGAGTGATGAGAAAGAAGGAGAAAAGGTTCTTTCAAAAAATAAAAAGAAGACTCCAATTGTCTCTCCTGACGGACTCGCAATTCGCAATGCACTTCGTTTGCAGGAGCCTAAAGATGCAGCAAAATTTCTAATTGAAAAAGAACTTGCTGGAGCGACATTTATTTTTAACCCTGAAAAATGTTATCTTCTCGAAGGTGGATTTACAGTTAAAAAAGAAGATGCAACAAAGGAAAATCCTCGTAAGTATGTCTATAATCTTAAAGAGATAACACGAGAAGAAGATCATTGTGTTCGTACAAATCATGGCATCGATCTAACGATGCTTGGCTATAGCGCAAAGGCAACTGACCCGCATCTTCAGGCAGCTCGTAAGAGTTCTGAGACTCGCTGGGAAATTGTAAATAATTATCTTCGCGACAACACGATTAATGATCCTCATGAGTTTCTCGAGGCAATGTCCCAAAAACCAAATGATGATAAATTCATGAATCCAATACGAACTGGAGACATCAAAAAAGCTGAGATGGTCACTACTGGTCAGCTCTTACTTGTTGCTAAAGAACGTACTCTTCACTATCGTCCTATATATTCTGCCGTAGAGTTTGACTATAAAAAGTTAAACTCTGAAGAGGCAAAGACATTCTTTGAAATAATTTCTAGTAGAAAATTACTTTCTTTCAAAGAATTTGTACTTCCTGAATATAAATAAAGTTGTATAACCATGGTGGTTGTACCAGTAGATGCCAGAAATGGGTCTGCTGAACATATATAAAACTCGCTTAAAAAGGAGAAACGAAAATGAAAATAAGTACAACGTATAGGCCATTTGGCATTGGGTTTGATCAACTCTTTCAAGAGTTTGATTCGATTAACAAAGAAAATTCGAATGTTTATCCGCCCCACAACGTGGTTAAACTCGACGAAGATAGGTTTGTCATTGAGTTGGCAGTCGCTGGATTCGCTGAGTCGGAACTCGATATCGAAACTGTAGAAAATTCGCTAGTGATCACTGGTGAAAAGTCTGAAAAAGACGAAAGAGAGTATGCCCACAAGGGTATTAGCGCACGTAAATTTACTCGGCGCTTCACGTTGGCAGAGCATGTCGTCGTGAGTGGGGCTTCTCTACAAAATGGAATCCTATCAATCTCGCTTGAGAAACAGGTTCCAGAAGAGAAGAAACCTCGCAAAATTGTAATAAACAAATAAATAAAAATTAATACATAAAATTAAACCGGCAAAGATTGTTGTTTACATCTTTGCCGGTTTATGTTATAATGCTCTTACATGATTAATGGATTCTATACTTGCATCGAGCGAAAGATGAATACTCTCCTATACAGGGGATATGACGAAGACGGACAAAAGATTTATACAACATACAGGTTTCGTCCTGTAATGTATCTCGAAAGTAAGGATAGCAATGCAAAGTGGCGGTCTCTCGACGGGTTGCCTCTTGAACCAATGCGGTTTGAGAGCATGTCTGATTGCCGTGCGTTTATTAAGAGCTATGAAGGAATTGATAACTTTAAAATTTATGGAAATGATCGTCATATACCTGCTTTTATTCAGGCAGAATTTCCAAATGAAATTAAGTATAACCCTAAAAAAGTTGATGTCGTTTCTCTTGACATTGAGTGTAAGTCTGACAACGGTTTCCCAGAGCCATCGGTGGCTGATCAAGAAATAACAGCAATTGGACTTAAGAGCAGTCGGCTCGACTATTATATCATTTGGGGCTTAAAGAACTATGACCCTTCGCAGTCAAGTATTCCTCATTTGAAAAAACAATTTAAACAATTTGATAGCGAATCTGAATTGTTGACAGATTTTTTATCTTGGTGGTCAGACACACTAAACACACCAGATGTAATTACCGGTTGGAACATTCGTTTGTTTGATATTCCATATCTCGTCAATCGCATCTCTCGTGTACTTGGTCAAGACTCTGCAAAAAAGATGTCGCCATGGAATTTTGTTGAACAAAAGTCTGTAATGATTAAAGGTAAAGAGAATTTCTTATACAACCTATATGGAATTCAGCAATTAGACTATCTTGACCTCTTTAAAAAGTTTGCAGCAAATACCTATGGCGCTCAAGAGTCTTATCGTCTTGATTTTATTGCTGAAGTTGTACTTGGACAAAACAAGATTGATTATAGTGAATATGGCACACTTACTGAACTTTATGAACGTGACTATCAAAAATTTATTGACTATAACATTGTTGACATTGAACTTATTGAAAGACTAGAGTCCAAACTCGGTCTAATCAGTCTTGTCTTTACACTTGCATACTTTGGCGGTGTAAACTATAACGATACACTTGGAACGGTTGCAATCTGGGACAGCATCATCTTTAGAAAGCTAGCGAGTCGTAAGATAGCAATTCCTCCGAACTCTCGTTCGTTTAAGACTGACTATGCTGGAGGATTTGTTAAAGATCCTCATGTCGGTCGTCACGAATGGGTTATGAGTTTTGACCTTAACAGTCTCTATCCAAATCTCATCGTACAATACAACATGAGTCCAGAGACTATTGTGCCGCACATGAAGGTTGCAGAGTTGCAACACGACGGAGTAGAAAAGATACTACACAGCGATCGTGAATGGGCTCCTGAAGACAATCTTGCTATTGCAGCAAACGGAGCAGCATTCAGACGAGACAAGCAGGGCATCGTTCCTGAAATTATCGAAGAACTCTATGGTCAGCGTGTTGATGTAAAAAAGAGCATGCTTGACTATGAAAAGCAAGCAGAGCTTGTTGATAAAAACAGCAAACAATATCGTGATCTTCAAATCAAAATTGATCTTGCAAACAATCGTCAGATGTGTCTCAAGATTCTGCTAAACAGTCTCTATGGTGCTATCGCAAATCCATATATGAGATATTTTAGTATCGACGTAGCTGAAGGCATCACGCTAGCAGGTCAACTCGCTATTCATACTGCAGAGCGTGCAGTAAATGAATATCTGTCTAAGGCATTAAAAGATGTTAAGCCTAAAGATCGTGTGACAGCTTCTGATACAGACTCTATCTACATCAACCTTTCAGATGTCATAAAGCAATGTTCACCCAAAGATCCTCATGCGTTTCTTGTAAAGTTTGGAAAAGAAGCTCTTGAACCTGTAATTCGTGCAGCATACGATTCTCTAGCAATCAAGACAAACGCCTATAAAAATCGAATGGTTATGAAGGTTGAAAAGATTAGCAGTGTCGCTATCTTTACAGCTAAGAAACGCTATCTGCTAAATGTTCTTAGCAGTGAAGGTGTTGAATATGCAGAGCCAAAGATTGTTATGAAAGGCATCGAAGCTATCAAGAGCAGTACTCCTAAAATCTGTCGTGAAGCTTTCAAAAAGATATTTAAAACTCTTGTAACTAAAAATGAATCTGACATACAACATGAAGTGGCTCGATTCAGAGAAGAGTTTGATTATGAAGCAGTTGAAAAGATTGCGTTTCCTCGTGGTGTGTCTGACATCGCTAAATGGAGTCAACGAGTCAGTGCGAACGGCTCTAAGATTCCGTACAAGAGCGGCACTCCCATTAATAGTCGTGCTGCGATTATGTACAACTCGTTGCTAAAAGAAAAGCTGTTAACACAAAAGTATCATCTCATCAAAGGCGGTGACAAGATGAAATACGTCTATCTTAAAAAAGGCAATCCTACTGGTGAAAACGTAATAGGCTTTCTAGACACTCTGCCTCCCGAGTTTGAATTGGATCGTTGGATCGATCGTGACTTGCTTTTTGAAAAAACATTTTCTGATCCGCTACAACTGGTGCTTGATGCAGTTCATTGGAAAGCAATTCCAGTTGCAAGTCTTGAAGATTTTTTTAATTGAAACAAATATATACAATACATTATGAGTACAAATTGGGTAAAAGACATATATGATATGCATGCAAAGTATGGAGTGCATAAGGCAATTGAAAACTTTGACGCGGAAAAACTTAGACAGTTTCTACAGTTTCGTTTGAGTTTTCTTGAAGAAGAGCTTAATGAAACTAAGACTGCAGCAACCAGTGAACAAATAGACGCCGAAGAAGTTGTTGACGGACTAATTGATCTGTGTGTCGTTGCAATAGGCACATTAGACGCATTTGGAGTTAATGCCTATACAGCATGGAGTGCGGTGCATACAGCAAATATGAACAAAGAGGTTGGAGTAAAAGAATCTCGACCAAATCCTTTAAACTTGCCAGATTTAATAAAACCGACAATGGAAACACATGGATACGATTGGAAACCACCATCTCATGCAGGCAATCATGGCAAATTAAGTAGTTTATAAAATCATTTACATTCTATTTAGAATAGATTAGAATAGTCTTCGAATGCAATACAGTCTTACGATATTCACTTCTATCTTTGACAACAAGACACATCGTCGAATGACGTTTGATAGTGTCGATGCCTTTGAAAAGTTGTTGTATAAACTTAGTGAACAACCAGGGTATAAACCTAAAAAGGGAGAGTTTCGTACAGGCTCTCCACTTATAAGTCCTGCTCGCTTTGTTGAAAATGAAACGCGCAAAAATGTGAATGTAATTTCATGGGGCGGGTGGGCTGCACTTGATGTTGATGACTATAGTGGTTCATTTGAAGATGCTATAGTTGGGTTTAAAAACGCACGTTTCATCTGTTATTCTTCTGCAAGCAGTACGCCTGAAAAGCCAAAGTTTCGAGTTGTATTTCCACTCACATGCGAAGTGCCAGCAGAAAACATAAAACATTTTTGGTATGCACTAAACACAGAATACAACTCATTGGGAGATCCACAAACCAAGGACCTGTCTCGTATGTATTATGTGCCTGCTCGCTATCCTAACAGTCACTGCTTTATATTCTCACACCATGACGCTCCATTGTTGGATCCATATGCATTGATGGAAAAACATCCTTATGTTGCTAAAGAGACTGCGGCGACATTTTTTGATAAACTACCAGAACACATACGTTTAAAAGTCATAGAACACCGGCGTGAATCGCTTACAAATACTTCATATACATGGAAGTCATATCATGACTGTCCTTTCGTAAATAAAAATATGGTGTCTGATTATCGCAACATCCAACATTCTGGGTGGTACACACAAATGTACAAAATAATGATCAACATCTCTTCTAATGCAATGAAGCGAGGCTATCCTATTACCCCAGTTGAAGTTGCAACCCTTTGCAAAGAAATAGATCTCGAGACTGGAGGATGGTACAAATCCCGTCCAATGGAACTGGAGGCCTCCCGGGCCATAGAATTTGCCTCCCAAACATTGTAAATTCTCACATTTTTGACCTCCGGGAGGCCTCTAGATGATCGGTTTCTCTATACGGGGACACTGTCCGGGACCTTTTTTCACTTTTATGAAAAAAGTTGTGTACTTTCTGTGGGTTTTATGCTATAATAACCATGTAAGCAACAATATGACACCACAAACCAAAATACAACTCGAAGCCCGTAAGTCACTCATCGCTAGCATCGCTCAGCGTCATGCTGCTGACCGTAAATTGATCAAGTCCTTTGAAGTTGAAGATAGTACTAAAGTTTCAAGTGACTATGATAATCTCGTTCAAGACGAATTTGCTCGAGTGCGTAAAGCTTCTACGTTCAATCCAATTAGTCTCTAATGAAAAAGATCAAAGCAAAAACTTTTGACTATTCACCCATTGCTCTGAGAGCGCTGACTCGTCATAAGATTGCTCCTCCAACAAAATTCTTTACAGACAGAAAAAAGGCAAGTTCTAAGCTTGCGTGCAGACTCAAATCTCATTGAATATGTACAAGATCAAAACTGAAACACTGCATGACGTTAAAGAACGTCAAACACTATGGCTTCCCTGGATGCAAGAAAATTGTGAAGGTCTTAGTTTAGATTCACTAGTCGAGACGACCACCCAAATGTTGCCAATTGGAAACTATCTAGTCTCAATTAAACCAGCAAAATAGAAACACCAAACAATGACACTGCTAACCAAACTATTCGGCAATAAGTCTAAGCGCAAGAATACGAGACCACTCTATGGTTGGTCGATCTTTGCCCTTGATGACAGCGTTCATCTTTCAAGACGCGTCACAGAAGCACAACGTAAACAGATGCAACAACTACCATGATTTTTACAGTTGAATATATTCAAAACGGATTTATCTTTGTAAGTTGGGTTGCTGCAGGTTGGCTCGTTGGAGCAGCAGTCACTGCATATCTGATGCGATCATCGAAAAATAAGTAAAAAGCGATATGTCAACATACGAAAAAAGAGTTCAAGAACTTGAAGATGAAGGTCTTACAACCTCAGATGCACAAGGAATTGCTGATATGGAATTTGAACAGGAAGCAGTGTATGAAAACTTTAACCAAATTTTTAGATGACAAATAGTGCTCAATATGAATTAGAAGTGTTGGTGTTATCGGTACCAGACAAATTAGTAGAATTGGGACTCATCGACAATGAAGACGAATATTCATTGTTCTATGCATTGCAGCATCGAGTTAATTCTATACGTTGTAAAAATTCTAAACGTTTAAATTTTTTTACTCGGTTAAAAAATAAGTTTTATGGCTGCTGTTGAAATCTTTTTGAATCGTGGCATAAGCCTCTACGAGGGTCGGTTTGCTAACTACAACCGACTCGTGTTCGAGTATGAGTCACGATTGTCTGGAGAGGATGCAGCAGAAGAAGCATATAAAATAATAAACTCCGCAACTTTTGAATTGCAAGATGACGAACTTGCGATTCAGGAAGAATATCTCGCCAACAATCAGGAAATTCTTGCCAGCGGAGATGTAGTAGCTGTTGATGATGTAGTGTATATTTGCTTGCCGGTCGGCTGGAAAAAGATGTAAAAAAGTGTGTACAACCCCTTATAGATAATATATAATACACTATGCAAGTAAATTTTGAAAACGTTGTAGTATTTATTGCATTCGGGCTCTATGCCATGGTATGCATTGCTCATGCATATAAACAAAACTATGCGTGGGCTGTAGTCTGGGGAGGGTACGCTGTATCTAACTTGGGCTTAATTGTAGCGCAATCACTAACAAAATAAAAATTATGGGAATGTTCGATTATGTAAGAGTAGGAACAACTCTACCAGAGTTGCCAGACGCGATTATCTCTCATTGGGGAGATAAAGTAAGTGATATTGCCTTTCAAACGAAAGACACACCAAATCAAGCAATGTCAACCTATAGGATTGATGGGCATGGCCAATTATGGTTTAAGCAGGTTGAAGGTCGTTGGGAAAAGGGTGAAGAGGTTGCTGAAGACGCGTCGTTTAGTGAAAAGATAGCCGCAATGGGTCACTTTGTAGTCGAAGCGGAGTGGTATGAGAAAGAGCCATATACAGGAGCTATCAACTTTTATGAAAGCTATAATCATGCAGAATATAAATCTCCCGAGTTGGATTATGACAGTGATGATTGGAGACGCTTTGAATCTGGTTGGATTGAATATTGTGCATTGTTTAAAAATGGAAAGCTCGTTGAAGATATCACGCTTGTAGAGCATAGAGAGCCTAAAAAATATACTGATGAAGAGTATGCTGCCAGACAAAAGGAATGGGCCGCAGATCGCGAAAAGTGGGAAATAACTTTTAAAGAGAATCGTAAAAAATATCCTAGTGCTGAACAGCAGCTTATAGATAATATTGAACGTGAAACCAAACTAGCAACCGCAATATTTGATGAGCAAGACATATCAAATGCGTTGTCTAACATTAGAATTTTTATTAAAGAATATAGAGAAAAACATGATAAATGGTACGAACAATGAAAGTAAATGGTATAAGTTTCGTGGCAAGGTTTTTGAATGTAGTGAATCTATCATTCGTCAACTAAACCTTGCACTCGCATACAACAGAGCAAAAGAACGTTATGAAGAAGTTAAACCAAACACAACAAGAAAAAGTTGAGACTGCTAGAGCAGCAATCAAGCAACTTCAAGATGCAGAAGCTATCATCTATAGCAAACTCATCGAAGAGGTAGATCTAGATAATGACTGGCTCTATGACTATGTCTTCAACTGCGCAACTGAAGATGACTATTCTGCGATGGTAAGAAGAGAAATCTTTGAATAACTATGGCAGCAACAAATGATATTACTGGAGACTCAATTGCTTCACGAGTGCTTTCAGCTCAAGGTCGAGAAAACTTTGATGCTGCATTTAAGAAAAAATCTCTCTACAAATGGTATCTTGATGAAGGCATTATCATTGATGCTGAAGGAGAAGAATATCATACACCAGTCAGCTATTCTGAATTTAGAACACACTTTAGAAACAATAGATAAAATATGAAACTAATCTTAGCAAGTGCAAGTTGGTGCGGTCCGTGTCAAGTAGTTAAGGCACGATTGCAATCAGAAAATTTAAGTGATAGAATAGAAGTAAAAGATGCAGATACCGATATCTCTTTCTTTAAAGATCACGGCATCAAATCTGTGCCTCGCTTGTTAGTCATTGATGGCAAAACTGTTGTAGAAACAGTTCAAGGCACTGAAGATATTATTAAACGCATTAAGCAAGATCAATGAGCTATAACCTTTTTCTAGATGACATGCGCAAACCAGAGCATGCATATATCCATCCTAAGCGCGATGGTAATAGCATCGTTATAACGTCGCATAGTTTAGAAAATATGTCTGGTGTGCCTAACGACAACTGGGTTGTTGTTCGTACCTATGAAGATTTTGTACAAACAATCGAAGAAAAGGGTATTCCTAATGCAGTAAGTTTTGATCATGATCTGGATGAAGAACATATACGTCACTATTATAAAGTAACTGAAAGCACTGGAGTTATTGAGTATGGTAATTTAAAAGTAAAAACTGGAAAACACTGTGCAGAATATTTTGTACAAAAGTATAAAGAACTACAACCACCTCATATTCCCCACGTTTATATACACAGTGCAAATCAATGGGGAGTACAAGAAATTAAAAACACATTAAAAGAAATTTGTTAAAATGATTAAGAGAATATTCCAAGACCTAGACGAATGCATCTTGCATACATTCGTAAACACACTGCCCTATGAAGGTGAGAAGTATGTTGAGTTTATGCTCAGTGAAGATATGCACACCTATCGCAGCATCATTCGCCCATGCGCAAAAGAACTTTTCGAATATTACAATAGCATTGTAGGCAAAGAAAACGTTTATATTCTTACAAGCGCCACTCGTGACTATGCTCACGAATTAAATCGACTTGGTGAGTTTGGTTTGGATAATGATCATATCTTCTCTCGTGAAGACATTCAACAACATAGAGTGACATGGGGTTGGGGCGGCGAAGGTGCAACTCCATTGCCTATCGCTGATGCAGATAATGTATTGATTGATAATTTGCCGCCTCGCTATAATGATTCAAAAATGAGCATGATGGGTATTGTCACTAAAAACTATTATCAGACTCCAGAATATTATGGCAACAATTTGAGTGAAGATAATTTCTTTGAAGGAATTAAAAAGTGGATTGAAGCGAGACTATGAGTAGAGAGCTTAAATTTAGAGTTTATATTCCAGATCATGAAAAGTTTTCCTATTTTGAATTAGGAAATTTTGATTATTCGGACAGATATTTGTATCAACATAGCTATCCAGTTCAACAATACACTGGACTCAAAGATAAAAATGGAGTTGAGATTTATGAGGGAGATATTGTAAAGCATTGGATCGACCTTGGACCTGCAGGAGAAACGCAAATTGTCAGTGAAATCAAAATATCTGCTTTTGGATCAAACCTACAAGAATGGACGTACACGGATAAATTATATCCTGAAGTTGTTGGAAATATCTTTGAGAATCCAGAACTATTAAAAAATGAGCAGTGAAGAAATAACATTTACAATTGAATGTAAAATGAGAGAACGTTGGGTTCCACATTTTATGAGTATGCTAAAATATATGGAACAACTTGGAGGTTTGGGTGGTTCCAGAGAGGTAGGCATCTATTCAGACGGTGACGGAGACTTTAGACCAAAATTTAATTTTTCTATCGACGCTGCAGTTGTCAAACCAAAATCAGATGACAAAGGAAATAGACTATATGACGCAGGATAAACAAATGAAATATAAAATTACAATTAGCGAAGGATGCACGGCATTCTATACAGAAATCAATGGTAAATTTGTCGGTGGAGAAGATCCACGATACGACTTTACGGAAAAAGAAATTGATGAGCTTATTGATTATCTTTGCGAGCGATTCAAAGAAGAACGCAAACAATGCACGGTACAACTCGACGATTTAATCAAATGCTTTCAACCTGACAGTTGGCACTATGACGACGAGTCCTGCGATCAATGCGGTGATACTGTAAGTACGCAAACTTGGGAGTTATGATTGAAATTTTAGTAGTTAGCGATATTCATCTTGGAACTTCAGTAAGCCAAAAAGAAAAGGTATTAGAAGTTCTTTCGCTTGATTTTAACACACTACTAATCAATGGCGACCTATTCGATAACTATTCTTTCAAACGCTATGACAAGCGTGACTGGAAAATTCTTGGAAAGATTCGTAAACTTTCAAAAACACATAATGTTATTTTAGTTAAGGGTAATCATGACAGCAATGCAGAATTTTTAAGTGCGATTACTGGCATGGAATTGCTAGAAAACTATACAACCACAATCAACAACAAAAGATTTTTCTTTGAGCACGGTGACAAATATGATCATTGGATAAAGCACCGACCATTTTTAACTTGGTTTTTTACTGGTTTATATTATTGGATACAAAAGTTTGATAGGACTCATAAAACTTCAAGATTTTTGAAGCGATTGAGTAAATCGTGGATTGAAGCAAAAGATATTGTTTGTAAGAAATTTGTCGAGAAACATGGCAAAAAACATGATGTACTTCTTGCTGGACACACCCACTATGCAGAAATAAGAAAGATTGATTCTTGCACCTATATAAATTCTGGCTCATTTTGCGAGCATCGCTGTTCTTATGTCGAGATTTATCCTGATGGAAAATTTAAATTAAAATACATTTAGTTGTTTACAAACCGAAGGAACTGTGGTATAATGAGCTTATGCAACCGCTAAGTCCAACTGAAATTTATTCTCTCATCGAGTATGAGAAATTGCGGAGTTTTGTCGAGCTTGTGTCAAATGGCAAACGACCAGATGGTACATACAACTATTGTCGTGAAGCACTAGAAAAAAAAGCACAGCAACTGTTGCAAGAATTAAAACAAATTAAACAAGACGGATTGAGAAATCTTTGCTGATATGAAGCTTTGGAGAATATGGGCTAAAGCAATGGGATCAAAGATTAGCGACGATGATCGTGAGTCTGATGTCGCTGCAATAGTAAGAACAATTTTTTGGATTGTGAATTTGATCACTTGCTTTTTTATTATTGCAAATACAATACGACACTGGTAAAATTATGAATATAAAATACAAACATTACGCAGGTAGTACTCCTATTGATTATCAAGATGAGAAACTTTATGATATTGAGTTGCATGATGGAACCTGTATAGAAGGAGTGGAATACTGGTGTTTTGGTGACGGATTTATATCTCATCCACGCAAAGAAAGAAGAGAGATGGTTGATTATCATATTGGTGATATTATTTCATTTCAATTAAGCGAAAAGGAACAAAAGTAGAATATGAATAAAAAACCTAAAGTCACTTATGAATGCTCGTGTTTAAAATACGGAGCTTTGAGAAGTGCTTGCAGAGGACCACAAGGTTGCCAAGCTGACAGAGATCGTGAAGCGTATGAAGCGTATTTGGAATCAAAGAAACCAAAGCGTTGGGTTTGGAAAAAACAATAAAATATAATTATGACAGACGAACAAATCAACATAGCAATTGCAGAAGCGTGTGGGTGGACCTCTATTTGCTACAATTCTATCCACGGTAAATGGATGGGAACACAGCCACAAGAAGACCGTGATGCTTATCACCTCCCCGACTACTGCAACTGCCTAAACGCAATGCACGAAGCGGAGAAGGTATTTGATACCGCACTGTATTGTCGATATATTAACGAGCTTTGCGATCTAACAATTAAAGGGAACAACTCTATGTATATGGCAACCGCTCGTCAACGCGCCGAAGCATTTCTAAAAACAATTGAGAAATGGAACTCTGATAAAATATGATTATGACAACTGTACCCGATAAAAAAGATTTAAA